AATACAAAGAACAAGTAATAGCATTACAGTCTTGGATTAAACAGCAAAGGGAATTAACAAATGCCACTAAGTAACGCTCAACAACAAATTGCTAAATCAGAAAGGAGATTCAGGGTGGCCGTTTGCGGCCGCCGTTGAATGCTTCGGAAAAACTACACTGGCTATTAGAGAGATGTGTAAGGTAGCACGACACCCTAATAAAGATGTCTACTATATTACTAGTTCTTATAGAGCAGCAAAGAGTATTGTTTGGAAGAAACTTAAAAATAAGTTACAGGATCTAAAGTGGATTAAGAAGATTAATGAATCTGAATTATCTATTACATTAAAGAATAATTCTACTATATCATTAAAAGGTTCTGAGAATGCTAACAGTCTACGGGGTGTAAGTTTATCAGCAGCAGTGTTCGATGAGTTTGCGTTCATAGATCCAGAGGTATGGGAAGCAGTTATTAGACCTGCCCTTGCTGACCAAGAAGGCCCGGCTTTGTTTATTACTACCCCAGTGGGCAAAAGTAATTGGGCATATGATCTATACTGTATGCAAGACAAGTTTCCAGATGAATGGGAGTCATTCTCTTTTACAACTCTCGAAGGCGGATTTGTTTCAGAAAAAGAAATCAATGCTGCTAAAGAGCAAATGTCTGAGAAACAATTCAAGCAAGAGTTTGAAGCCAGTTGGGAGACTGCAAATCATTTAATTGCGTGGGCATTCTCTAGAGAACATAATCTTAAATCGCTAACTAATATAAACTTATTACAACTTCATATAGGAATGGACTTTAACGTCAGTCCGTGTGTTGCGTGTATTATGGTTAAACAAGGAGATGATTTATATGTTGTCGATGAGGTGTTACTTAACGATTCCCATACAGGAGAGGTCGCAGATGAAATTAATAGACGGTATCCCAATTCCACAATCATCGCTTATCCGGATCCTGCAGGATCGGCAAGAAAAACATCAAGCGGCGGCCTTACTGACCACAAGATATTGCAGAACGCAGGATTCACAGTAAAAGCCCCTAATAGACATAATGCAGTTAAAGACCGTATTAATAGTCTTAATGCTCGCTTATGTAATGCTAATAAGAAACGTCAATTGTTTATTGATCCTAAATGCAAATACACAATTGAGTCATTAGAGAAGTATGCTTATAAAGAAGGAAGTCTAGTTCCAGATAAAGGTGGCAAGTATGATTACTCTCATATGTTTGACGCATTATCTTATTGTGTTGACTTCTTATTCCCGATCAAACGTGAGATTGAAACACAGGCTCCAATGCGCTTCGGACATAGAATAAGTTAGTAACGAATAAATATCAACTATAAGGATTTATTATGAATACTCAAGAATCAATACTAAGCACTAATTTACTATACAATGAGAATAAAGCCCGCTGGGATTTCTTGTATAGATCATTCATTGGCGGTGATGAATATAGAAAAGGCAATTACTTAACACGATATTCATTGGAAACTGATAAGGAATACGAAGCACGTATTAAAGAGACCCCTTATGATAACCAATGCCAATCTGTTATTAATATCTATAACAGTTTCTTATTCCGCACTGAGCCAGAACGCGAGTTTAATTCTATTGAGAACTTACCTGAACTACAAGACTTCCTAAAGGACGCTGACTTTGATGGCAGAAGTCTTAATGCAGTAATGCGTGAAGTAAGTCAGTGGTCGCAAGTTTATGGGCATTGCTGGGTAGTAATGTCTAAACCTAATGTTAATGCAACTACAAGAGCAGATGAAGTAGCACTTGGTGTTCGTCCTTACTTGTCATTATTGACTCCACAATCTGTATTAGACTGGGCTTGGGAACGTAGTCCAGCGGGTCGATATACATTGTCTTACTTAAAATACATTGAAGACATTAATGGTGATATTACTGTTGTTAGAGAATGGACCCAAAGTGAGATTGTAACAACGCATTATGATAGAACAAATGAAAAGGTTAAAGATGCAACTATTGAAACTAATCAACTCGGCGTTATCCCTGCTGTTATTTCTTACTCTAATCGCAGTATGGTTCGTGGTATCGGTTGTAGTGTCATCGATAGTATTGCTGATCTTTCTCGTTATATCTATAATTCCCTTACAGAAGCGGCTCAGAGTATTAGACTATCTTCGCACCCTTCGCTTATCGTTACTCCGGACGTCCAAGTAGGCACAGGCTCAGGGGCTATTATTCAGATTCCCGATAACTTAGAGCCTGGGTTGAAGCCATACACATTAGACTTTAATGGCGCAAGTATAGACTCGATATACAAGGTAATTAATAATACAATTGAGACTATTGAAAAGTCTGCTAATATTGGATCAGTTAGAACTACCGAAGCAAAGAGTATTTCAGGCGTAAGCAGAGAGATGGAGTTTCAACTTCTCAACTCCAGACTAAGCCAGATGGCAGATAACATTGAACTTACTGAAGAACAGTTATGGCGTTTATTCTGCTTATATCAAGGACAGCCTTTTGATGTAGAGATTAAGTATCCAGATAGTTTCTCTATTAAAGAGAACTCAAATGAACTACAACAGTTAAAGATTGCTGCTGATACAGTTCTTGATCCAAGAGTTCGTGCTGCAATTGATGCTAAAGTATTAGACTTACTTGAGTTAGACGAAGATGAAGTCACTGCTATGGCCAATCCAGAGTTAGTAGATTTAGAATCTGTTCCTGAAGAAGATGAGTTCAAAGAAACACTAATGATTAATCCATTGACTGCAGAGGTTGAATTAGTCCAGACTCCTGAACGTCAATTAGCATTAGCAAAACAAGGTTGGGTTCGTAAGGACTGATAGAAGGGGGATTTAGTTCCCCTTTCTTACGACTGATATAAATAACTTCATAGAACAGCAATGTTCATTCACTCTATGGAGGCAACGGCCACAATGTCCAACGATACATTGGTAAATGAAACCAACACAGAAGTAACTGAGACTTCTACTACAACTCAGGAAAAAACCTATACTCAAGACGAGTTCAATAAGCATATGGCGGGATTAAAGCGCAAATATGAGAAACAGTACGAGGAACTAGGTTCAGTTGAAGAATTACGCCAACTGAAAATACAAGCAGAGCAAGCGAAGCAAGACCAAGCATTAAAGCGTGGTCAGTTCGATGAAGTTCTTAAAGAATTTGCGTCGAAGAAAGATGCTGAAATTGCAAAGCGAGACAACATTATTCGTGAATACAAAGTTACTACACCTTTAGTAAATGCAGCAGCGAAATATAGAGCAGTAAATGCTGATCAAGTTCGCAGTCTTTTAGTAAATAGTGTTAGACTAAATCAAGATGGTGAAGTAGAAGTAGTAGACGATAAGGGCACTGTGCGATACGCAGACAATGGCGCTCAATATTCTGTGGAAGATCTCGTTAAAGAGTTTCTCGATAAGAACACGCATTTCGTTCAACCTACTCCGGCAACAACTATGACTAAGTCTAATGTTAGTAACAATGCATCGCAAGAAGTTGATATTACTAAACTTAATATGAGTAACCCTAAAGACAGGGAAACTTATAAACAATATAGAAAAGCCAATGGCTTAGCCTAATTCTTAAGGAGATTTAAAATGGCAAACGAAACAACTACTACTTCCCTAAATGATCTAATCCCAGCAATCGTCGCTGAAGCAATGTTCGTCGCTTCTGAGCGTTCTATTATGCGTGGATTAGTTAAGAACTTTTCAGTTCCTGCTGGTTCTGGCCTAACAGTTAATGTTCCAGTATATGCTGCACAAACTGCTGCTGGCGTTGCTGAAGGCACTGACCTAACAAATACTGCTGTCTCTACTGGCATCGCAACTTTGACTGTTGCTGAAGCAGGTATTATGACTACTATTACTGACCTAGTTGCAAACTCTGCATCTTCTAATGTCGTTGCTGACGTTGGCCGTTTATTCGGTGAAGCAGTTGCTCGCAAGATGGACAAAGATCTACTTGCACTATTCGCTGGTTTCAGCACTGTTGTTGGCACTAACGCAACTGAACTAACTGCTGCATCAATCTTCAAGGCTGTTGCACGTCTACGTTCTGCCGGTGTTCCAGGTGATGCTCTTGCTTGCGTATTGTCCCCAGAACAAGCATATGACCTAAAGAAGGTTATTACTAACACCTACGCTAACCCAGCCGCAGGTAATGTTCAAAATGAAGCAATGCAGACTGGTTATATTGGTCTACTTGCTGGTGTTCCAGTTTATGAAACAGGTAATCTAGATGGCGTTGCTGATGTATTCAAGGGTGGTCTATTCCACCGTGACGCATTAGGCCTAGCACTAATGAATGACATCCGTATTGAAGCACAACGTGATGCATCTCTACGTGCTACTGAACTTGTTGCTACTGCTACCTACGGTGTCGGTGAACTATACGACGCATACGGCGTTCAACTAATCAGCCTTGCTGACCTAACTGACGCTTAATTAGGAGAAAGTTATGCCTTTCATTAAAAAGGGAAGCACGATTATTAGTTTCGCTGACGTCCAAGATGTCGAGGATCGTGATCAGCGTGTCTTCCAACAAAATGAGGGGCTAACTTCTGATGTTATCGAAACTCTCTTAGTCCGTGCGACTGAGCGTGTTCTTAGTAAGATTAAAG